CTTTCCCTATACGACGCTCTTCCGATCTGCATCAGCATCAGGCCCAGCAGCCCCTGGTCGGTGTTGAGTGCGTCGAGTAGTCCGGCCATGCTCACCCCCTGCGCGTGCCGAAGCTGCCCAGCAAGCCGGGCGTGAACAGGTCGCCGTTGATCGGCGCTGACCCCACCAGGTGCTGCGGCTGGCCGCGCACGAACTGGTTCTGCCCCGTCGCATTGGCCTGCATGCCCTGCAGCAGCCCGCCGGCGTTGGCGTTGAGCACATCCAGCAGGCCGCCGACGTTACCGTAGGCCGTCTGCTGCGCCTGGCTGAAAGGCTGCATCTGATACTGCCCGTAGAGGCCGGCGCCCTCGCGCAGCAGGCCCTGCAGGTACGGCTGCGCCGGCTCCCAAGGGCCGCGGTTCTGGGTCTGCGTCGTGTCCTTGCTGTCGAAGTAGCCGCCCAGCGCGCCCAGCAGCGCCGGCAGCAGCGCGTTGCCGCCCTGCCCGCCCTTGCCGCCGTTGCCCAACAGCCAGCCCGCACCCCTCTTCAGCAGCGCGGTCCAATCGAGCCCGCCGCCGTCCTGCCCCCAGTAATTGCCGGTAAGCGTGCCGGGGTCGATGCCGTTGAGCGCCGAGTTCCAGTCCACCTGGTAGGCGTCGGGGTTCGCAAAGGCGTCCTGCCCGAAGTCGAAGATCGACGGGTCATAGCTGCCCGCGGTGTCGAAATTCCAGTCCATGTTCCCGCCTCCGTTGCCGGATTGGTTGATCGCCTGCCCACCCGCGTTCTGCAGCCAGCCCATGGCCGCCGCCTTGGCAATGTCGCCGCCGTCGCCGCCGCGCAGCGCCGCATTGGCCCCGCCAGTCAGCGCGCGCGTGGTCGACGGGTTCCAGCCCTGCTCGGCGCCGAAGCCCTTGATGCCGCCGCCGATGGCGCCCGTGACGGCGCCGGCAAGGCCCGCCTTGGTCAACGAGTCCACATCGCCGTCGCCGAGCATCGCCGCGCCGGTGGCCAGCCCCTGCCCCTGCAGCGCCCCTTGCGCTGCGGCGCCGGTCGTGCCGCCTGCGCCCGCGTAGTGCCCGCCCGCGGCAAGCGCCGCGATGCTGGCGATGCCGCGGAGGTCGCCGTAGGTCTCGGCGCTGGAAGACCCCCAGGTCGGCACGACGACCGTCTGGCCCGTGCTCGGATCCTGACGCAGGAAGAACGACGTGTTGCCGCCGCCACGCGCCGACCAGCCCAGCAGGTTGCCATCCCCGCGCAGTGAGCCGCGCCCCTGGCCGAACTCGCCGCCGCTCTTCATCTCAACCGCGCCGTCGCGGTTGATGTCGCCCAGGAAGCTGACCGGCCGGCCGTCGTAGGTCACGTCGAAGGCCGTGCCCTTGGCGCCCCCATCCGACAGAGTGCCGGCTTCGGTCTCCCAGGTGTTCGGCGCAATCTCGTACTGGCGCGGCGCGAATTGCAGCTTGCCCAGGTCGCTGATGCCGTTGGCTTCAAACAGCCGCGCCAGATCCGCCGCCTGGTCCTGATCGGCCGAGCGCCAGTCGCCGTACCGGCCCCAGCGCTGAAGGATCTGGTCCGCCAGACTCATGTCAGCCGCCCCAGGCCTTCCACAGGTTCGCACCTGTCATCGCGCCGCCCAGCGCACCCAGGTACGGGTTGCCTTGCAGGTTCTGCGACTGCGAGCCACCCATGCCGCCGAGCTGCGCGCCCATGTTGGTGAACTGCCCAAAGTAGTTCAGCGGGGTGTTCTGCACCTGGCCGGCATTGCCCACGCCGTAGTTCTGATTCCAGCCCAGCAGCCGGTCGGCCAGGCCGAGCTGGTCCTGCTGGCCCTGGCGCATCCAGTTCTGGTTGGCGTTGTAGACGTTGAGGTCAAGCGCGTCGGACTGCAGGCCGTAGTTGCGGTCCTGGTTGTACTGGCCGCTGTACAGGCCCGCCAGCGTGTTGCCGTAGCCGGTCATGGTGTCGCCGATGGCGATGCCCTCCGCGATGCCCTGCCTGCTGCCTCCGAGCCCGCCGGCCGCGCTGGCCGCAGAGCGGATGCCGGGCAGGATGTTGCGCTGCAGGTTCTGGCCCAGGCGCTGGCCGATGGTGTCGGCCATCCACGCGGTGTAGGGGTTTGCGCCCGGCATCGGCGACTGCGCGCCACCGCCCCAGCTGAGGGGGCCGCCCTGCTGGCCGGACGGGGCGCTGCCGCCGGCCATCGGCTGGTAGGGGTNNTAGGCGCCCAGGCCAGGCATGCCGGGCTGCTGCGTGCCGGGCCGCACGCCTTGGTTCGTGTTGTACCCGCCCGCCGGGTTCGGCGCCAGTGTCATGCCGCCGCCACCGCCACCGGGCGCCCCCGGCAGCGCCGCCAGCCCCTGCTGCTGCACCCAGCTCGCCGACGTGCCCGGCGCATAGCCCATGGCGCCGTCGATCTGGCCTGCACCGACGCCATACTGCTGCGCGGCACGGTAGATCGCGCCCGGGTCGTTGCCGATGCCTTGGCTGCTGATGTAGTCCTTGATCTGCTGCGCGCTGTAGCCGCCGGCGGGTGCTGCGGCGGGTGCTGCGGCCGCCGTGGCCGGCGCGCCGCTGGCCCAGCCGGCCAGAGTAGGGTTGCCGGCCACGAACTGGCTTACCGTGCTGGCGTCCCCTCGCCCCGTGGCCTGCAGCGCCTCTGCCACGTCACTCGGCGTCACGTTGTGCTGGCGCAGGAAGTCGGCCAGACCTTCGACCCCGCCCGGGGCGCTTCCGCCCAGGTACTGGTCGATGTGCCGCATCAGCAGGTCGTTGCCCAGGTAGCTTGCCATATCGTGTCCTTCAGAGCTTCACCCAGGCGCCGCCCAGGTACTGGTACAGACCCGCGCCGCCGCCCGGGTTCCAGTTCGTGCCGTTGGCGTTGGCCACCATGCCAGGGCGCGGCTTGTCGGGCGCCGCGGCTTGCGGCGGCAGCACCAGGCGCGGCACCCCTGCATTGATGAGTGCAGCCAGGCGCGCGAACTCGGCCGCGGCCCATTGGCTGGCCGGACTGGCGTCGGGCGGCGGCAGCGGCTCGTAGGTGCTGCGCGTGGCCATCAGAAGCTCCCCTGCACGACGACATCCAGCTCCAGCCCGCGCAGCCGCCACACACCGCCGCCCACGCTGGACAGGCGCAGCGCCAGGTAGCGGCCGGACGTGAAGCAGTCGACCTTGACCGAGGCGCCGACGGTGAACGTCACCGCCGGCTTCCAAGTCGGCGGCACGTCGGGCGACATCGAGGCGCCGACCTGCACGCTGATCTGCGCGCCGGCAGCGCCGTCGATGCGCAACCACACCCCGCGCAGCAGCTTCACCCGGTCGGGTTCGCCCAGGTGCATGCCGATGCGCTCGGCGCTGGCCGTGATGTCGGCGCCAAGGTCGCCGCCGGCCGCATCGGCCAGCGAAATGGCCGGCGCGCTGTGCGCCAGCACCAGGTGCATGTCGTTGGGCGCGATGGCCTTGCCGCCCCAACTCACGGCGCCGGCCGTGTCCCACGTGCCGGCAATCGTCGACCAGGTGTCGCCGGACTGCGGCAGCGGCGTCTGGCCCGAGGCGCCGGCCGTGGCGTTCGGCAGGTTGCGGAACGTCCACGCATCAGACGCCCAGTTCCACACCGCCGCGCGCTTGGCCACGTTGCTGCTGTCTGCCGGGTAGCACACCCACACCTCATTGGCGCTCGGGTTGGCGGCGACAAAGCACGCGCGCTCGGCGCCGTCGTTGTCCAGCTCGTCGAAGATCGCGTTGCGCACCCGGCCGCTGGCAATGCTGCGCGCCGGGCCGCCCTGGTGCGTCACCACGTCGCCCGACGTCAGCACCACGTGGCCCGCCGGCGTGTCGACCGCGCAGTGCTTGGCCAGCATGCCCACGCGCCCGGGGATCTGCTGGATGCTCATCACCAGCGGGCCGCCGATCTCGCGCATGGCGTGCATGCTGCTGGGCGAATAGATGATGAGTTGATCCCCGAGGGGCAGCGCATCCACCAGCGGGCCGCCCGCGTCCACGATGTCGACCTCGCCGGCCTCGCGCGTGGGGTCTGCCGTGTCCCAGCTTGGCGGCACGCTGCCCGGGTCGGCCAGCGCCGACCACAGCACCCGGAACGGGTATCGCGTGCCGCTGGTGGTGATGTCGAGCGCCACCAGGTAGCGCCGAAAGCCACGGATGACCTTGCACAGCTTGGTGGCGGTCCAGTTGGTCAGGTCGGCGAAGTCGGTGCCGACGTCGCCGTTCCAGAACTGCGGCTTGTCGACGCCGTTGGTCATTACGAACAGGCCGTTCCACGCGCCGCCGACCCAACGGTCTGCCACAGTGCCGGTGAAGGGCGCGGCGCGCGTGATCTCGGTGCGCGTGCCGGCGTTGTCGACGAAGGCCTTCGTGAGCCCGGCATGCACCCACAGCAAGCCGGCCGCGGAGCGGAACGGCGCCACGAAGCGCGGCTCGATGCTGGGCGTGGCAAACAGCTGCGCCAGCCCCGGCGAGCGGGTCAGGAACCCGTCGCGCACACTCATGTTGAACAGGCTCGACCACGCGCCCAGAGGCAGCTCCTCCGGCATGGCGTCGCGCACGACGCCCAGGGCTACGTTGTCGATCTTGACCTTCACGGCCAGCCGACCTCGATGTCGATCGCCAGCGCCGCCGCCACATCAGCCGCCGCGTTCACGGCCTGGCGCAGCGCGCGGGCATTGGCGGCGCAGGCCACGAAGTGATCCCCCGCGCTCTTCTCCAGCGCGATCACCTCGTCGGCGTTCATGTTCGACTCGCTGTCATCCGCGGCCACCACGCGAGCGCGCCAGGTGTTCTCTCCGGCCGCCTTCGCCGTGCGCGCACGCGCGGCCAGCAGCGGCAGCCGGGCAAGGTCTGCGCCGCGCGACTCGTACAGCACGCCCAGGTGCTGGAACCCGCCGTTCTCGGCGCGCTCGCGCCGCGCCGCGATGCGTGCGCGCATCTCGCGCCGGGCCTGCGGCAGCGTCAGCGCGCGACTGGTCTCGAACTCGGCCTCTTCGTCCGGCGTCATCTCGACCAGATTGCCGTTCAGGAACTTGGTCGCTGGCATCTCAGGCGATCTTTCGAGAGAACAGGCGGACGACACCGCCCGTGTTGGCAAAGGTGCCCGCCGACCACGACAGCCGGAAGCCGTTGAGCTGGGTGCCAAGGCCGGTTTCCAGCCCCCCGCCGGACGAGGCCATCGTGTGGCAGGCCTCGGCGCCGCTGCTGTGGTTGACCCAGGCGTGCACCTTCGCCGAGCCGCTGGCACCCTGGTCATGCTGCACGATGGACACCTGCCCGGAAGCCTCGCCCCCTGCCGACGCGGCCACGTTCTTGTTGCCGGTAAGCCGCACCGTGGAGGCGCCCTGAAAGGTCGCCGACACGACGCCGGACGAGACCATGATGTTCTGCGCCGTGATCGACCCCAGGTTCGTCCACCCGGCGCCGCCGTTGTTGGAAGCCTGTAGTTGCAGAATCGCCGCCGTGCTGGGCCTGATCCAGTTGAAGTCGATCAGGTACTCGTCGGAATTCGCGTTGATCACGACGCCATTGGTGCCGTGCACGAAGTCCACCGTGCTGGGCGTGCCACTGATCGTCGTTGACGCCTGCAGCAGCCACGAGCCGTTGCTCGGTGTGCCGGCAGAATTCAGCGCGGTGTGCGTCGCCGTCACCGCCCCCGTGATGTTCGGGAACGACGCCTTCAGGACTGCCTTGACCAGTCGGAGGTGATCGTCGCCTTCGTAGATGAAGTCCGACGCGCCCGGATTGGACGAGTTGAGGTCGGCGATGTAGGTTGCGGATTCGACGGCCATGGTCTTACCTTCCTCGAACGCGAAGCGCGGAGCCGGACGCGGCCGCGCGTGCATCAGTCGCGCGCACGTTCTCGGCCTCGGCCTGGTAGCGGCCTTCCCACAGGCTGATGCGCGCGTCGTCGCCGATGTAGGGCGCCGACTCGACCAGGGCGCCGAACAGGTACAGCCCTGGGGCCTCGCTCAGCAGCCAGTTCGTCGGCGTGGCCGACAGCGCGGCCAGCCGGGCGTAGTAGACGGCCTCGATGCTGTAGGCGGCATCGGGCGTGGGGTACAGCACCAGCGAGGCGCCCTCGATGGCGTAGCGCCGCGGGGCGCCGGTGTCGCTGGCGCGGTACTCGGTGGCGGCCTGGCTGCCGAGGTAATGCAGCGCCAGGTCGGGCGCCAGCAGACGCAGCCGCGCGAACTCCAGCCAGTCAGCCGGCAGCGCCACCGTAGGCAAACCGGCCGATGCGTTGAGCGTGGCCGTGGTTTTCATGCGACGCAGCCGCAGCTCGCGCGCCATGCGCGCCTCGGCCAGCGCGATGAAGTCCGGGATCCGTGCCGTCAGGTCGTCGCGGTGCAGCCACTCGGCCGCCGACGCCTGCAGGTCGGAGTAGGTCGCCAGCGCCACGGCTTCAGTCTTCCAGCGGCGTGACGTTCACGATGCCCGCCGCGGCCACCTGCAACGCGGCGATGTGCGTGTGGCCCGACACATTCAGGATCACCGGCGAGGCCGGGTCCACGATCATGTCTCCAGCCGCTGCGGTCGGCGCCGACGGCCCCATGCGCACGTAGGCCGCGGCAGTGGCATGCACGCGCACGAAGCGCGGCCGCTGGCCGGCGCTGGTGTTGGGGATGGCCACGTTGGCGCTGGTGGCGCTGGTGGCGATGTTGGCGCCGGTGGCGCTGACGGTCAGGAAGGGTGCTGGGTTCACGGTGTCACCTCAGACGCGCCCGGGGGCGACGCGGAAGTCAGAGAACTCGGGGCTGTTGAGCAACCGCCGAGCGTGCTCGGGGTTGGCCATGAACTCGCGCAGGTCGATGCCGTTGACGTTGCAGTAGTGCTCGACCACCACGTGCGGCACGCTGGCCACGTGGCGCATGTCCTTGCTGCCGTGCATGCCGCTGTTGCGCAGCTCGGCGCAGGCGTCCAGAATGGGGCCTGTGAGCTGCTCGCGCACGATGTGCACGTCGTCGCCTTCTTCGACGTAGCCGGTGCGCACGGCGTCGGGGCGAAGGATGCTGGTCAAGGCGTGGGCTCTCCAGAACGAGCCCCCGGCAGCCGCGAAGCCGCCGGGGCGGTCACGGGTTACTGCAGGTCGCGCAGCGCGGCGTGCGCGCGCTCTTCACGGCACTCCAGCGTGTATTCGGCCTCGATCATGTAGTTGCTGGCCGAGCCGACGCGCGCCAGTTCGGTGGTCTCCATGTCGCGCAGCACCGCCAGCGCCACCATGTCGTGGTCGATCAGGTAGCCGTCGCGCGTGCGCTGCATCACCCGGTTGGCCACCACCTTGATGACGCCGAAGTCGCCTTCGTAGAAGTCGAAGCTCGCGGTGAGCTTCTTGTCGGCCACGCTCACGAACTTGGTGCCGCCGCCGTTGAAGGTGGCGCCCATGTTCTGCTTGATGGTCGGGTGCAGCATCAGCACGCTGGTGTTGCCGCCGGCCAGGTACGCCAGCCGGATGCCGTCGCGCAGGATGGTCTCGGTGAAGGTGCGCAGCGTGCCGTCGGTCGGCGCGGTGTTGCCGCCCACCGAGACCGGCGCCACGCCGCCAGCGCCCAGGCTGTTGTTGCTGGCCAGCCAGCCGCGCAAGCCTCGCGCAACGCGCGTGGCGCCGGTGGTCTGCGTGCCGTTCTCGATCAAGGCCAGCTCCATGTCCTTGCGGAGTTCCTTGCCCTGCTTGATCGTCTGGTAGCGGATCTCGCTCTTGCGGCCGGCAGTGCGCACCTTCTCCTGCGTGTCGGAGATGGAGAAGGTCTTGCGCGAGATCTGGGTCTGGTTGCTCAGGCGCTGGGTCACGGTCACAGCGGTGTAGGTCGCATCCGCGCCTTCGGCCACCGAGTTGTTCGCCGGGGTGGCCAGCGTGTCGCGCTGCCACTCGTGCGTGACCGCCTTCGCCTCCACCTTCTCGATCATGCTGATGAGCGGGGTGTCGGTCGGGGCGACGTTGTAGATGATGTCGATCAGGTCTTCGCGGTTGCCGATGGCGGCGTTGGTCAGAAATGCATTGGCGGGCATGTCGGTGCTCCTTGGGTGAGGTCAGCGCTCCGTGCGGCGCAGGAAGTCCTGCACGTCGCGCATGGATCGGCCGGACTTCAGGAAGGCGCGCTTGGCGTCCTTGGTCCTGATGTCCCGGGTGTCGCGCGGCCCGGCCGAGGCGCCCGTCTCGGGCGCCTTCAGCGGCTTGGCGTTGCGCAGCTTCTCGCGGGCGGCGGCGCGGCCGGTTTCCATGTCGGCCAGGCGCGCCAGGTCGGCGAGCATCAGGTAGGAGCGGTGATCGAACGAGTTCGACAGCTCCTCGAGCGTCACGCCGTAGCGCTGTGCGACCTTGGCGACGCGGCCGCTGAAGGCGGCCAGCTTCGAGGGGTCGGCCAGCTCGGGCATGGCTTTGAGCAGTGCTTCGCGCTCGCGTGTGACGAGCTGACCGAAGGCCTGCTGTTGCTGCTGGGCCTGCGCGGCTTGCAATTCCTGCGCGGCCCGGCTGTGCTGGCCCTGCAGGGCCTGATACACCTCCAGGCGCTTGCGGTACAGCGCCTGCTGTGCGATGTAGGTGCCCGGGTCGCTCTGCGCCAGGGAGAGGTCGGGCTCCTCGCCGATGATCTGCTGCGCCATCTGCGCCAGCAGCCGCGACTGCTCGGCGATCTGCGCCTGCCGCTGCTGCAGCACCTGCCGCGCTTGCGCGACCTGCTGGCGTTCGGCGGCGGCCTCGTGCACGTAGCGCGAGACTTCCTCGGGCGTGGCCTCGATCTCGCGGCCCTGCAGGGTCAGCTTGACCTTGGCTGGCGGCTGCTCGGCCTTGGCCGGCTTCTTGGCCGGCTCGTCGTCTTCGTCGTCCGCGGACTCGTCGGCCTGGTCCTCGTCGTCGCCCTCATCGTCTTCGGACTGGTCGTCGTCACCCTCGTCAGCATCATCGCCATCGGCCGCGGCGCGCGGCTTGCGCGCAGGCTTATCGTCCTCGGCGGCGTCCGCTGCATCGTCCACGCGCTTGGCCGGCTTGCGGCCCGCGTCTTCGTCGGCAGCCTCGTCGGCGTCCTCGGTGGCCGCGTCGGCCTTGGCCGCCTTGCGCGCAGCGGCGCGCTCGCGCTCGCGGCGCTCCATCTCGCGCACGCCGTCGGAAACGGTGCTGATGCCCTCGTCGCGTGCGTCGCTGGTGTCAGCGCCGGCCGCGGGGGCTAGGGTCTCGTCCATGGGCGATCGGTCCTTTCCGGATCAGGTCAGTTGCAGGGGATGGCGGGCGCCGTCGGCCGTCACAACGCCCTCGAACTCCTCGTCGTGCAGGCACACGGCCTGCGCGCCGCCGTTGTCGGCCACGGGGTGCGGCGGCTGGCGGCCGCGGATCTGGGTGGCCGGGTTGGCGGCGCTGCCCACCGCGTCAGCCAGGCGCATCAAGGCGCCCCAGTCGCTGCCACGGGCCTGGGTGGCGGCGCTTGCGGCGCCGGGCGCGGGCTTGCTTGCGGCGTCGGTCATCACGCTGCTCGTCGAAACTGCGTCAGGCGCTCGCGCGCCTTCTCCATCAGCGTCTGCTGCCGCACCCTCGCCTGCACCACCTTGCCGTTGTCCAGCGTCGCCTGCAGGTAGGCCCTGAAGTGCGCCGCCGCCAGCAGCATCCGGTGCAGCTCCTCGCGCCCTTGCGCGTCTCGTGGCTTGCTGTTGCGCCATGTCTGGGTCAGCTCCCGTTCGTAGTGGTCGAGTGCCTCGGCGATGAGGGGGTGCTGCAGGATCGCGTCGGCCGAGTCGGCGCGTGCAAGGGCAATGCGGTCGTCCTGGTTCATTGCATCGGGGGCACGTTGGGGTCGGCGCCGCTGGCGCCAAGGGCATCGGCCACCACGGCAATGCCGCTGGCGACCGCGTTGATGCCCGGCACGCTGATGCCCGGCGTCTGGCCCGCCTGGTCGAGCTGCGTGCCGTTGATGAGGTTGAGCGCTGGCGCCGCGTTGGCCGCTGCTGCCTCGGCCGCGCGCGCCTGCGCAGCCATCACGCCGGCAGCCAGCTCGAACAGCCGCTCGCGGTGGCGCGCGGCCAGCTCCATCTGCTTCAAGGCCAGCTCGTGCGCCTGCTTGGCCTGCAGCTCGGCCATGGCCTGCTGCGCCTTGGCCTGCTCCACCAGCAGCGGCAGCGGGGGCGGCGGCGCTTGCGGCGGCGGCGGGTCGGGGAACAGCTGCTCGGGCGCGTCCTGGCCCATCGCGCGGGCCAGCTTGCGCGCCAGCGTGATGGCCGCCGGCGGCGGCACCAGGCCCGCCTGCGCCAGTCCCTGCTGCACCTGCATGAGCTGCGTGAGCTGCGCAACCTCGCGGTCGCGGTTGCCGGCGCCCAGGCCCACACGCACGCTGATGGCGTAGTGGTCGGCCCACTCGCGCGGGTCCACGTCCACCCACTGCCCGGCAATGCGCACGGCCTGCGACACGTCCTGGTACTTGGACATGCAGCGCATGACCTTGGCCAGCAGCCGCTGCAGCGCCTGCGCCAGGTGGCGCGCCATCAGCTCCGCGCGCATGTCTCCGCGCTCGGTGATCTCCATCACCCCGGTGGCGGTGTCGTTCAGCGCCTCGCTGTTCAGCCCCTTGGACAGGTCGCTGAAGCCGGTGCGCCGGGCGGTCCACATCTCGCCCCACTGCATCACCTGCCAGGCCGCGGCCGACAGGTCGGGCTGCACGATGGGGAACAGCGCGTCCTTGCTCTTGGCGCGCACCAGGCCGCCGGGGCGGCTGTCCAGCACGTCGTCGATGTTGACCTCGCCCTCGACCACGCCGGTGCGGCCGTTGACGGTGAGGTACACGTTGTCCTCCACCGCGCGCAGCAGCCGCGTGCGCAGCCGCTGGGGCTCCAGCGCACGGTCTGCCGGGCAGTGGCCGAAGAAGACGTGCGGCATCGGCTCGGGGCACCACCACACGAAGTCGTGGTCCTCGACCTGCTCGCGGTCGAAAAGCCGGTCGCCGATCAGCAGCACGTGCTCCCAGCTCGCGTCGTCCTCGCTGCCGATGCGCACGAAGGCGTCCACCACGCGCAGCAGCGGGTCTTCGTCGTCATCGTCGAAGTCGTGGGCGCTGTTGATGCCGCGGCGGAAGGTGCGCTCCTGGCCGCCGTCGTCGTCGGCGCCGATGCCCTCCACGTCGTAGCCTTCGGCCAGCAGCTCGCTGCGCCGCCGGCGGTACTCCTGGGCGACGAACTGCGGCTCCTGGCCGTAGCGCGCCGCGTTGTCCAGCCGCATCTCCTCCGGCGGCACGGCGTGGATGACGCACCGGCCGTCGGGTTCCTGACGCAGGATCTCCACGTCGAACACCGGCAGCGGCTGGCCCTCGACGGTCTCGGTGCGCTGGGCCTTGCCGATGATCTGCACCGCCTCGTCGGCGGCCAGCATCTCCACCTGCGCCTGCGTCAGCCCCTCGTAGCGGGAGCGCTCGGCGCGCAGGCTGCGGCGCCAGCCCACGCGGGCGAAGCCGACCTTCTGCAGCAGCCCGTCCTTGGCCCAGTTGTAGAGGAAGGTCACGCCGTCGAGCTGGTCCCAGAAGGTCCAGCGCAGTACTTCCGTCACCAGCTTGGCGCCGGCCTCGAACTGCGGGCGCTTGGCCGTGGCCTCGATGGCGTCCTTGTTGGTGGCGAAGACGCGCAGCAGGCTCGGCAGCAACCACTCGATGGTGTCGGCCACGTCGGTGGCCACCACGGCGCTGCGGTCCTCGATCTCCGGCGGCGCCCACTCGCCCTCGGGCTCGGCCAGGTAGGCCTGCAGGTTGCGCAACCGGTCGTTGGCAATTTGCGAGTCCGGCGCGCCCATGGCGTTGTCGAGCTTGTCCTCGACGTAGGCTTTCAGCTCGTCGTCGGACAGGTTCGAGACCGGCTTGTCAGCAGCCATCGATGCGCCTAGAAGCGCCGAAGCCCGCTCAGTTGGGCGGGCTTCGTTCATCGACGGCAGCGCCTACCTCGGAAAGAGGGCTTCAGCGCTGACCACGGTTGTCAGGATGGCGCGTATTATGCACAAGCGGCATGAGATTGCGCAAGGCAGTCAGCGCGGCCACCTGGCGTTCGCGCAGCGTGCGCGGCGTCAGGCCCAGGCGGCGCATGCGCGCCTCGATGGGCGGCCGGCCCGGCACATACAGCACCTCCAGCGCCACGCGCCAGGGCACGGGCAGCCGGTACAGCGCCAGGCGCACCGCGCGCACCTCGGCCGTGGAGCGCCCGCGCCGGGCGGACCAGGCGCCGTAAGCCTCGACCAGGCGCTCGGCGCCCAGCAGATCGAGCGGCAAGGGGTCGTTCAGCGGCGGCAGCGGCATCGTCAGCGGCGCACGCCCAGGCTCGGGTACTTCAGCGCCCGCGACCAGCTCGACCCGCCGTAGCTGCGCCCGTGCCAGGCGATGGCCAGCGCCATCACGCCGTCGTCGTGCTTGCCCGGCGGCGCGCCGTAGCGCAGCATGCCCGATGGCAGCCGCTCGCTGTCGAAGCTCAGCAGCTCGTCGATGAGCCACTGCGCGCGCGGCAGGCGGATCGCGCCCTGCTCGAAGGCCAGCGCCAGTTGCTCGATGGCATCCGCCTTGCTGGCCTGGCTGGTGTGGAAGGTGCGCACCCGCTGGCCGATCTGGGCATCGCGCTGCAGCTCCTCGGCCTGCACGTCGCCGAAGTTGTTGCGCTCCACGATGATCGGCGCGCCTGGGAAGCGCTGCGCGATGGCCGCCAGGCGGTCGCGCTGCACGCGGTAGCCGATGTCGGTGAACCGGTCCACCGCTGCCACCGCGCCCGTCTGCACGTCCAGCACCAGCACCACCGTGAAGTCGTTGCTGCGGCCCCAGTCCACGCCGATCACGTAGCTGGCGCCGTCGCGCGACCCAGCCTGCACCGCCGAGGTCGGCAGCGACTCGTCGACGGCATCCAGCACGCGGCGGAACACCCCGGCGCCGTCGGCGATGAACTCGGCCATGTACTCCTGGGCGAAGGCGCGCTGCGGCAGGCTGCGCCGCGCCTCCTCGACCTCGCTGGCCGGCATGAACGGGTTGGCGCTGGTGGGCGCGTGGTGGTGCGCCCAGTCGGGCCAGCGCGCCGGGTCGTCGCCGCGCGTGCACAGCGCGTGGAAGTCGTTCAAGCCCTTGGGCGTGGACAGGAACCAGGCCGAGCCCTGGTGGTCCGTCAGCGACGGCCGGATCGCCGTTTCCCATGCCTCCATCAGGTTGCGCGACAACCCGGCCTCGTCCACGATGGCCACCCCGTAGCGACGTCCGCGCCCGGCGTCGCCGCCCTCCAGCGTCCAGAAATCCATCGCCGCGCCGGTACGGAACTCGATGCGGTGCAGCTGCGTGTCCTTGCGCACGATGCCGATGGGCTCGAAAGCGTTGAGCGCATCGCGCCAGGCCTCGTCCAGGAACTTGTAGTTCGGCGCGAACCAGCCCACGTCGAAGCCCTGCGCCAAAGCGCGCGGGTGCTCGGGCGTGCCGCCCGTCAGCGCCACGAACAGCCCCAGTTTGGTCTTGCCGAAGCGCCGGCCGCAGCGCACGCCGTTGAAGCGCCGCGCCGCGCGCAGGATCTGCATCTGCCCCGGGTGCGGCGTCACGCATCCCCCTTGCCGCCGCCGGGCGGCGGCGTGAACAGGTGCGCCATGGCCGCGCGCACCGCTGCCGCTGCGTCGGCGCCCACGTCGTGCGTCACCTTGGCGCGCTCGACGAACATGCCCAGCAGCTTGGCCAAGCGCTCCAGGTTCGCGCCCTTGTCGGCCAGCTTGAACTTCAACACCTGGCCGACGCCCAATTCGGCGTTGCCCACGCTCACCACATCGATGCCGGCGATGGCGCGCGCCGTGTCCTCGTCGATCTCGTGAAGGTTCTTGGGCGTGCCGTCGGCGTTGACCAGGCGGCGCACGTCGAAGAACGCCAGACGCGCCAGCTCGGCCGCGATGTGCTGCAGCTTCACCTCGCTGGCGCGGCCCGTGGCCTCCTTCAACTCGGCCACCCTTGATGCAACCCGAACATCTGCTGCCAAGCGCGATGCCACCTGCCAGACGCTGGCGTCAGTCCACCGCAGTGCGGACGGGTAGGCGCGACGGTAGGCCTCGGACTGGCTCAGTCCCTCGGCCAAGCCAGCGGCGAAAGTCTCACGCGGCTTGGTCAGTCCTGGCATGTCGTCACCTCCACCTTCACCATCCCGCCGACGACATCGGCAAGCTCTGCCTGCAGGCGCCAATGGCTGTCGTCCACTCCCAGCACGTCGGCCAGTCCGTCCAGGCCCGACTTCATGGCCGCGATCAGATTGTCCAGGTCGCGGCGGCGGCGATCCGGCGGCACGAAGGACAGGCGCACAGCGAGCTTTTCTGCCTTTAGGCTGCCTACTCCCTGGGCGCGCGCCTGAAGCGCGCAGGCGGCCCTGAAGCGGGCCTTGTGGCGGGCGTGCTGCCGCCAGTGCTGGCGCTGGTTCGGGTTCAGGGCCGACGGAGGCCAGGGAAGCGTGAGGGTCAGCATGATGAAGTGATCCGGCGCATGTGGTCGAACGCGCTTGCCACCACTGCCGGCGCGGCCTGCACCGCCCCCTTGAAGGCCGAGTTGTGCGCAAAGCGATTCAGCCCGCACGACCAGCCAAGGGTCCAAGACCTGCTGCCGACGTGGATGCGCACCCGCAACCAGCGGCCAACCTCGTTCCCGTACTCGAACCACGGCACGACCTCGAAGTTGTTCATGCGGCACCAAAAAAGTTATCCACAGGCCGGACACGCCACCCGGACACGCCCCCCGGACAACCGGACAGCCGGACACGACACCGGACACGACACGGGTGCGCCCACGCGCACGTGGGGGCCGGACATCCTCTTGAGGATGTCCGGCCCGTGTCCGGTGCCGTGTCCGGCT